CCCTATGTCACGCTGATCCAGGAATTCGGACCGGTAGGGTAGAAAAGGAGGAGAGTTCAGACAGCGGAACCAAGCACCAGGGTTCGCATTGCTTCTTGCATTCTACCAAATGTGGTGGACTGGGAAGCTGCATTGGTAGCTTGGGTGAGTTGTGTAAACCTCGACTCTCTAATGGTGTTGATTGCATAACAAGGATTATGTACCACACCAAAAGTGGTTACGGTGTTTGGTAACTTGACAGGTACCCAGGGTGGTGAAAATAGTGTGCCGTCAAATGCAAATGTGCTTGGATTAATCAAATAGGTGTCGCCCTTGTTAAGGAACGATCCTTCGATACGAGTCCAAGCGGTGAAACTTCCATTGGCATGGTTGGCAGGAATGAAAGCTGAACCGTCAAGTTCAGTCACAGTCCAAGCAGTTGGAATGCCATCTTGGTAATGAATCACCCTGCATAGTAGGGCCACGTTATTTTGTTGGGAACCGTCTTCATTTTTGAGCCAGAGGATAATGTTGGGGAGGGCAGCCGTTGATCGTGAGACCGGGTAATCACCGTCAGGAATACTGGATGGGAGTGTTTCTGCGGTGGTAAAAACAGGTGCTGCAAACTGGTGCTGAATGAAGCCAAGTGGTACGGCAGGGTCAGCAATTGCTGCAGCATAAGAATGGTCCACTTCTGCTGTGAAAGTGTATTGTGATGGAACAGGTGGGGGTGTTGGTGGCGGTGAATTTGATTCAGGGAGTGATGGCTCGGAGAGCGTCACATCCCAGTCGCAATAGACGTTGAGTACACAAGCTGGCACAACGTCAGCATCTAATGCGATAACAAACAAACCAGGTGAAGCTTGCCTAATTTCAGCTGTACCAGCAACTGATCTCCCATTAGCCAATAGCTCGGTAAAGAACTTCTCTTTTGGCATTTCAGTATGAGATATCTGTGTTGTCTCCCAGATGGAAGCAGATACTGAATTGCGAAGAGCGGCAACTTTATCCGGAAGGTTGGTACCGGAATTGTAGAGATCAGAAGGGTCAGAATCAATACCCATGATGTAACCACCGGTGGTGTTGGTGGAAGTTTTGGATACGACACGAAAGTTGAGCGAATTGAACTCAATCTTATCAAACACGGAGGAGAGAATGGGGAGTCTCTCACCCAGCGTACTACTCTCGATAACCAGTGCATAAAGCAGTTGACCGGCTTTATTATTAACATTGGAGATCTTGAGTGTAGCGAGTTTATCCGTGCCTTTGTGGCGCATCGGGACATTGACATTCCGAAAAGAAGAAGCGACAGCGACTCCACGAGTTCTAGCACTACCAGACTTGCCACCCATGGAAATCGAACCCAACATGGGTATGTTGAGTGCTGCATTCCATGCGCGGCCTCTGTTGGGTCGGGCTGTACGTAGTTTGGGTGCGTTGCGTCGACGTTGTCTGTAAAGTCTCCTCCGCCGCGCGCGTCCTAGACGGGCGGCTTGAGAAAGGGGACGGGTTCGTTGAGGCATGATGATTTTAGAGGGAAGAAATATGACTTTCTTTTAATACACGGCCCACTGCAAATTGTGGGTATTGTGGGCCGTAGTATGTGCAATGCTCATCATCAACCAATGGTTCAACAATGATCTGGTCCGGATTGGATGGTATAAAAGCCCAGCGTTTAATATGAGATTCAAAGGCTATTTGTAAATCCGGATCAAAATCATTGTAGAGACTGACGGCTGTGCGTGCTTCGGCGGTTGGTTCGACGTAATTGTAATCAGCTGAATTAATTGAAGAAAGAATGCGTTGTCTGGTAAAGTTGTCCATATAACAGTTTCGGAAAGCTTTCACATCTGCCTTAGTGATGGTGAGGAGAGTGATGATCTTATGGCATAACTGACCAATGATTGGTGTACCATGATCAGTGTGCCAATAAGACAAAGCTTTCGCGAGTAGTGCTCTCCGTGGAGGCAAGTGTGATGTTGTTATATGAAATTTTCCGAGACATCGTTCAACATTAGCATGGCTCGTAATACCAAGTGGTGTCCTGGAAAACAAGCGTCCGCAAAATGTTACCTTCTCCAATTGATCCTGCACGATTATTTTGCATTTCAGACCGAGGGTGGCGAGTTGCATGTAGGAAACATGGGCAGCATCTAACATGGATTTGTGTAGACCTACTATGCCATCGTCTCCTTCATGTGCTGATCGCCAAGATTCTCGCTCGAAGGCTCGAAAACAAAGCCATTGGAAGAACGCGCAGTCGAGGCCATTGCCAATTGATGTGTGAGCATCCCCAGAGCATCTCTCGCCTTCGACTTCGTAAAAGTATCCAAGTGGTGAATACCCAAAGACGGAGACAAGCAAGGCTAGGGCGTTAGCGAAAAGGACGTGTTGTTGTGGATGAAAAACATGTTCAAAGATAGGGATCTCGACCTCAGTTAAGATGGTGTTATTGACGGTCATGTCCAATCGAGAGTAATCGGTTTCAATCCAAATAGGAAAGTCTAGTAACCAAGCCATAGCGGTGTCACGCTGGTGCATGGTTTTACCTTTAACCAAATACTCACAAACATGTGATGCATCCTCAATCGCAGATATGTAGGGGCCGAGTGCAGCCAAAAATCTGTCTGAGCGCGGGGAGATGTTACGTGGATCGGTGCTTCGCACGGTTACTTCATTTTTGATGAAGCAGTTGACGATGGCATCCTTATCCTCCAATCCCACACTACAAATGTGATTATAGGCAGATGTTAAGTCGGTCCTTCGATTGAGTGGATAACGATTTACCCACTCAGTAAAAGGTTTTGGCTCGATGTTCTGGAGCCATTGGTTCTCCGGCAGGCTTAGCCATTGTAGGGTCAGGCTCATGAGCGGTCTTGGTTCCTCCGGTATTGGGGGGAGGTTGTTCAGTAGTTGGAGAAGCTTTGAAGACCTCAGTTCCATCAGTTCTTGGGGAAGAATTAGAGGTGAAGTTGTAACTTCCCCTGCTTCCGAACTGTGAAGCGCGCTCAAGGGGTGACTGGACATAGGTAAACTCAGATGGTGTTTCTCGGGACTTCCGCCCCATGCTGGGTGGGCCAGGGTCCGGTCGCCGAGTACTCGACTGTCGATCGAAACGATTTGGTTTTCCAGGGTGTTGGCTGGAAGTGCCGATGCGTGGGTCAGAAGGGCAGGCATGATTATCCTGCCCCGCTGATCGAAAGGGCAGCGGGACCTTTGCGTGACGATTGAAGTCGGTGTGTCTACCACGTTCTACCTCGGGTGGGGTAATTTCATATGTTGGACATGAAATCAGATCCCAAGTCCAAGGTAACAATGACCGTGATTTGGATTTGCCGATGAGCCAAGGAATGACAGTGTCCTTTAGGCTATTGAACCGCTCAGGTAGGTGTTGATGTATGGCCATCAACAAGCGGTATCGTAAACGTTGTGACAAGCTAAGACCAATGACGGCAGTCGGTAAATTTAAAAATTTATGACCGTTGTCTAGTGTGAACTTGTCCGCGAGTTGGGAGACGAGAATTGCTGCATGCGGGAGCAACTCAACGTCTTGTTTGTCTGCAGTAAACCTTCCTCGAAGCATACCACTAAGATTAGCGGCATACGTCTCAGTTCGGGGTACCGTGGACATGGAGAATGCTGTACGGATGATAGTACGGGCGGAAACAGTGCCGACATGATGGTTGTCTACGAAAAAGGTGTACTTTCCGTTAGCGAGGACAACTCTACGTGATGAATCCAAATTGAACCGATCTTGCAAAAATTTTGGATTTGCCGGGAGCATTCTACTAGAATCAAAAGGTGAAAAGTTTCCATGCCCGGGATACACCAAGTAAGCGGTGGAATGCCCATACTCGCCTATCTTGGTGTATTGAACAACCCCGTTCTCAGACATGACAAAACCTTCATCCTTCCATGCGTGGTAAGAGTGTGAATAAGAAGTGCCGCCCCTGGTGGTCATAGTGACGGTTGACTTAGTTGCGAAACCGGTAGCTTCTCCCTCATACCAGACAAATTCACCGGGGGTGAACCTATGAGTGATCATGATGATTGGAGCTTTCAGTGTTGCAATAGCGTCGATATCAAGGTGGTAATCGACCTGAGTCATTATGCCCATCATATTGGGAACATTACATTCTTGGACACTGTGACGATTGACCCATTTGTTGGACTGTTGAGTCTGTAACCGTGCGTGGTCGGACGCAGTGATGTCAGGATAGCAAACGTGGATGTTCGGGTAGTTGAGGCGTTGTAGACTGCCACCAATGTCTCGTAGGGTCTTGGAGTACCGACTGAGAAAGGTGTAAGCCCAACGTTCTACCCCTCGCCTTTCCATAGCGAGTGTCTTGTGTGCTGTTTTGTCATCAGATAATATCAGGATGTTCTCTGACTTAAATGAATCAAATGACGATTTAAGGTCGGTCATAGAAAACGGCAGCACTGGCGCAAGTTGTTTAATGGCGCGTGTTCGAAGTAAAAAGCGGACGGTGATGTAGGTCACAAATGCAACCGGGCATAACAAGAGCATCCAAATCAAGAGGTAGCAAAATGCCATTACGTAAATAAAGATAGGTTTGAAGAGGTAGACAAATCGAACTATCAAGTATGTGTAACGGACTAGGTCTGACAATGGTGAGTCAGTGTACCTTTGATGATTGAATGCAGCATAAACCTTGCAATCCATACCGATGGTTCTGATGGATTGTTCCGGACTGATAAGTTGTAATGCAGGTATCAGCACTGGATGCAATGATTCACGCAAGTGAAAGTACTCGGAGGCGGTTGCAACAGCACTATCACAGTGCACGCGGCGACCGATTAACGACGGGTACAGCGGACTGAACGCGTCATAGATGTATTCGAAGGTGTCACCATTTAGAGGGCTCATACAGAGCAGGATCAATGGTGAGAAATCCACGAAGATGAATGCACAAAGTGCACATGTGACGAAGATTATACTTTTAG